GCCGCCGCTGAGCTCGTATCTGCGTACGGGATTGCGCCGACGTTGCAGACCTTATATGAGGTCCAGACTAAGCTCAATTCACTACTCCCCGTTCCTCGTATTCGCCGCATTTATGTTGCATCTAACGACGAGATGTCGATAGATGAGACACATGTCGGCGAGTTCCTCGGGGGGGACGTGACGTATGTTGGTACCCTTACAAGGTCAGACCGGGCCACCTTATACATCCAGTATAGGTGGGCTGATGAAGCATCCGGCTTGACTTTAGGAAATCCCGCCACCTGGTTATGGGAGATGATTCCCTACTCGTTTGTCGTCGATTGGGTCCTTCCAATCGGTCCCTGGCTAAATGGCCTCACGGCTATGACCGGGGTAGACATTCTTGCGGGTACAGTCGGATCTCAAACCTATTTTAAGGTCGAGGTCAGTTACGAGGGGTCCTCGTGGCTGCAGACATCGCCTGGCTCGGTTGAGCAAGTGGCTAGACAGCGTATAGTGGTAAACAATTACACTATGCCTTATGGCTACCCTCCTCTGGGTTGGAACATGGGCCTCAAAAGAACGCTCAATGCAATAGCGCTTTTGGCGCAGACTGTGTTATGAGCATCCCCCTAACCATCTGCCAGAGATGGCAAACATGGCAAATCCTTTGCCTGGAGTAAATCAGTGTCTACGGCTGCTGATCTCACGCTGTGATCGACGGCTCAACTGGTACTCGGGTGTTCAAACCCGTGGTCAAGACCGAAGGTTCCGTGCTTTACATTGCACGGGATGATGACGTCGCGGCCGCGAATGCGACCCTCCGTACCACATTCAAGCCTTCGACGGCTCAACGCAAGACGACCCGCTTTAACGCTGGCCTGTCTTTGCCTCTTAAGCGGTCCGACGGTGGCAGTCCCGCCACCTATACGGCCGCTGACGTGGCACGCGTCTCCCTTGAGTGGGTCCTACCGGATTCCATGTCCGGTGTTGAGCGAGATACGCTTGGCTACATGCTTCGCGATCTCATCTCCGAGTCAGTCTTCAAGGCTGCCTACGAAGATCTCGACCCTCCCGTCTGATATCCTGTCAGATTGGGAATTCTGGACTTTTCCGTGCTCATGTGAGCCGCGAGTCCTGTTAGCTCAAGAACCCCGACCTTAAAATCGGAAGGAGTTATAGCGTGTCCAAGAGGAATGACAGTGATGCATCCCTTCAGCAAGACCATGTGGTCGAGCTGGGCTTAGCATACCATCTGTGCAATGTCGTTGACAGTCCTAGAGCGTTGTCTGTCTCCCTTCTCGTCCATCATGGCGAGTGGAAACAGCTTCTTGACCTAGAATGCGACCCGTCACATTATGAGACCGCTGGCAATTTCGCCAACGATTACCTCGTGACGGAGCTACTTCAAAAGTCAAAAACCTTGAAGACTGGTATTGACACCAGACAGGTGGCGGTCGACGGCTTCTGGGAAGCCGAAGATAAGTGTCGACAAACCAACTTTCGTTTCTCCGGTAACCCGGGACGCGAAAGTTTGATATGGTCTGTTGGTACGATTGTTCGACGAGTACTACCTCCCCTCTCGAAAGAGATGTTGGATGATGTGCTTGAAGGCTGTCGGCACGGACCTGGAGCATCGACATCTGTGAAAGGAACCGGGTCGGTTCCTAGCGACAAATATGATGCCGAAGTGCATCTGACCCCAAGCCTTGTTCCGTTTGCACGTGCCCTCATGGGTGATCGCTGGGCCAACTTCGCCCGTAAAACGATCGTGCGTGGATCGAGGTATACAACCGTTCCGAAGAACGCGAAGAAAGATCGCAGCATAGCTGTCGAACCTGGGCTGAATGTTTTTCTTCAGCTCGGTATCGGACGGGTAATCCGTCGTAACCTTCGTCGTGTACTTCGAGTAGACCTCAATGACCAAACCTGGAATCAGTTCCTCGCTTCCAAGGCTCAGGAGTGGCATCTTGCCACGATTGACCTGTCCATGGCCAGCGATATGATCTCTAGCTCGGTCGTTCGGACCCTGCTCCCCCCCGACTGGTTACACCTCTTAGAGATTGCTCGTTCTCCCAGTATTTTTATTGGGGATGACTGGCATACCCTCGAGAAGTTCTCCAGTATGGGTAATGGATACACATTTGAGCTTGAGTCGTTGCTTTTTGCAGCTATACTCTATGCGATTGTGCCCAAGTGGGATCAGGCCTTCATCGGTGTTTATGGGGATGACCTCATTATCCCTAGTTTGTACGCCGGTGAAGTGGTCGAGGCCTTGGAGTTTTTCGGCTTCAAGGTGAACGGAAAGAAGACCTGCTTGGCAGGCAGGTTCTTCGAATCGTGCGGGACAGATTGGTTTGACGGTCAACCCGTTAGGCCATTCTACTGTCGAAAGCTCGACTCGGATGGGGTAACCCCTTATCCGCTTCGACTTGCCAATGCACTCCGTGATTACGCCTACCGGCGTGGCTTCGGTTTATATTGCGACAGCACCTTTAAGAAACCATGGGATTACCTGAGAAGGAAAATCCCTGGTGTCTGGTGCCAACCTGTACCTCCTGAATTAGGTGATGTTGGATTGATCTCTGACATCTCCGAGTTTAGTGGTCGAAGGGCCAAAGATGGTCTGGAGGGTTGGTTTGTCCCTTGTGTTCAACTGCAGCCTCAGATGCGCCGTAAGGCGTCATTTGGTAGGCTAATGGCTGAACTCGCACGGATCGATCATCGAGACAAGGGGGGTGATTCCCTCTTCTCACGTGGGCGAGAGCCCATACGTGGTTATCTCGGTCGACCGGTCACGAAACGCGTCCTCGTATGTACGTGGACGGGGTCCCTTTCCTGGCGATAGAGGCTTACTAGCTCTATTCCTTTTGCTAGGACCCGGTTAAAGACCGGGTGGAGGCCTATAAGGCACAACACGGGTGGATTGCTGCCAAGCAACCCCCCCTCCAGAC